TCCGGAGATCCCAAGGCAAGGCTCATGAGGACGGTGCTCAGATATCCTTGGGTGAACTTAGGGGGTCTCAGGCCATCGCTCAGTTGTCAGACATTGTCATCGGCATGGAACGGGATCAGCAACACGAGAACGAGGACGTACGTAACACAACCACAGTCCGCGTGTTAAAGAACAGGTATACCGGCGAAACCGGACCTGCCTGTTGGCTGGCCTATGATCGTTCCACGGGTAGACTAACGGAGGTGCCTAATCCACATATCGGGAGTGACTTTTGATTTACCTTGACTTGGAAGCCGACGGTCTTAACCCTACGCGCATCTGGTGTGTTGTGACACGGGAAAACGGAGTAAACACTGTACATAGGAACTCAAAGTCCCTCTGTAAGGCTCTAGAAGGCTCTGTGAGCGTCGTAGGCCACAACCTGATAGGTTACGACCTCCCAGTGCTAAAACGTCTCTGGGGCGTTTCTGTGGCCCCTGAGCGCATAGTGGATACTCTGGTACTATCTAGGTTGTACGACCCAAGTCGTGCCGGTGGACACTCCCTGAAGGTCTGGGGTGAGCTTCTGGGCTTCCCAAAAGGTGACCACGACGACTGGTCCTGCTTATCTACTGCTATGATTGAGTACTGTGAGCGTGACACAGAGGTCACAGAGGCCGTACATAAGCAGTTAGTCAGGGACATGGTAGGGTTCGACCAGAGGTCCATCGACTTGGAACACAAGGTGCAGTACGCTGTACAACAACAGGAGCGCAATGGGTGGGTCTTGGACCAAGAGTTGGCACACGACCTTTTAGCAACATTTAAGGAGAGAATGAATGAAATTGAGGAAGTTTTACAGGAGAAGTTCCCCCCTATCGTACATCAAAGGTGGTCTGAAAAGACAGGCAAACGCCTTAAGGATCGAGTTGAGGTTTTCAATGTTGGTTCTAGGCAACAGATTGCGCGGCGGCTATCGACGCTTGGTGTTGTCTTCGAGAAAGTTACGGAGAAAGGGAATCCCATTGTTGACGAGGCTGTACTAGATACCGTCGACCTGCCAGAGGCTAGGTCCATTAGTGAGTACTTGATGCTGCAAAAGAGATACGCACAGGTCCACTCATGGCTAGAGCATGTGCAGGACGACGGGAGAGTTCATGGCCGTGTCATTAGCAACGGTGCAGTCACTGGACGCATGACCCACCAGAGTCCCAACATGGCTCAGGTCCCAGCAAGCCACAGCCCCTATGGGCACGAGTGTCGCTCCTGCTGGACTGTACCTGAAGGGAAGGCTTTGGTTGGCTTCGACGCTTCTGGGTTGGAACTCAGAATGCTGGCACACTACATGGACGATAAGGAGTTTACTAATGTCCTCCTCACCGAAGATATACACACAAGAAATCAACTGGCTGCGGGGCTGGAAACAAGACCTCAAGCTAAAACTTTCATCTACGCTTTCCTCTACGGAGCAGGAGACGCAAAAATTGGAACCATCGTTGGAGGAAGCGCAAAGGACGGCGCAAATCTTAAACGACGATTTCTATCAAATACACCTTCTCTTGAAAGTTTACGAGACCGCGTTGCTAGAGCATCTGGGCGAGGCTATCTCACAGGACTTGATGGACGTAGACTTAGAGTTCGATCTGAACATGCTGCACTGAACACACTACTTCAGGCGGCAGGGGCTATCGTGATGAAGCAAGCCTTGGTCACTTTGGACGACTACGCACGACAGTGGAAACTTGACTATAAATTCATAGGTAACATACATGACGAAGTACAATCGGAGGTGGCTGCAGACCAAGCAGAGAAGTATGGTTGGCTCGCAGTGGAGTGCCTCAAGGCGGCAGGTGTGGAGTTCAACCTCCGATGTCCCCTTGACGGAGAATACAAAGTTGGAACAACGTGGGCAGAAACTCACTGAGGTAAACGTATGAAGAGCGTGTACACATTGGTAGACGACATCTACAAACTGATGGAGACGAAAGAGGTAGCAGAAGGTGTAGACTTAGAGTCTGCTATTGATCTCTTCGGTGAGAACGTCAAGGACCTCATGCGTAAAGAGTTTGGTGAAAAGCGAAGCGACAACCGTAAGCTACGCATGTCCAACATTGGGCGCGAGGACAGGTATCTCTGGAACGTCTACAATGACGTAGAGAAGTCCGACGACATACAGGGTCACACTTATGTGAAGTTCCTTTACGGTCACCTCATTGAGGAGATGCTACTGTTCCTAACTAGGGCCGCAGGTCATGAGGTAACGGATGAACAGAAGAAGTGTGAAGTTAACGGTATTACAGGTTCGATGGACTGTAAAATCAACGGTATTGTTACTGACGTTAAGAGTGTTTCGACTTATGGGTTTAGGAAATTCAAAGACGGCACACTGGCTTATGACGACCCATTTGGCTACGTGGCTCAAATTAAAGGATACGCATATTCAGAAGGTGCTTCTAAATTTGGATGGTTAGCTATGGACAAGCAGAATGGACACCTGACGTACCTTATGTACGATCAGGACGACACTCAGGCCCCTGTCTATGACCTTATCAGCTATGATATATCGGAGCGTATTGACCACGTAAAAAAGCTAGTGGAGCATCCAACCCCGCCCGACGTATGCTACGGCACTATCGACGATGGAAAGAGTGGGAACCAGAAACTCGCCGTCGGATGCTCCTACTGTTCCTACAAAAAGGTATGCTGGCCTACCGTTCGCGCCTTCGCCTATTCTTCAGGTCCAAGATATTTAACGGAGGTTATCAATGAGCCAAAGGTCCAAGAGATCACGCTTTCGTAGCACGTTTGAAGAAGACGTTTCTAAACTACTAAAAGGTTTTGACTATGAGCCATTCACCGTCCCCTACTCTATTAAGCGCAGTTATCGTCCTGATTTTGTTCACAGCGCCTCTGGTGTTCTCGTGGAGTGTAAAGGGTACTTCAGAGACGGAGACACCAAAAAGTACACCAGCATCAGAGATAGTTTGCCAGCAGGACAAGAGCTAGTGTTTGTCCTTATGCAACCCAACAAAAGGATACGCAAGGGGGCTAAAATGACTATGTCAGAATGGTGTGACAAAGAGAACATTTTATGGTATACTATAGAGACACTACAGGAGTTGATTGACCATGTCACTAACACTAGAGGAAGTTAAGGAACGCCTCTTGAAAACCTTTGACCCAGACGACCTACTAGAGGCCCTACAGATAACCTCAGAGCAACTGCTGGAAAGGTTTGAGGACAAGCTAATCAACAGACTGGACATGTTTGAACGAGAGCTAGAGGAGGAAGAGAATGAGTATTGATGATGCGACTCCTGAAGAGTGGGACACAGTTAGAGCATTGAACAACTTGTCCATTAGGAAGCCGAAGCAGGTAGACCCTGTGGAGCAGCCTGACCACTACAACAAAGGATCTATCGAAGCCATTGAAGCAATCAAAGCGTCTATGCCTGAACACGAGTTCAGAGGCTATCTTAAAGGCAACGCATTGAAATACCTCTGGCGCTATGACTACAAAGGCAAGCCTGTAGAAGACCTACGCAAGTGTCGTTGGTACGTACACAGACTTATTCAGGAGATGAACGAGTGAAACGACTACTACTGCTATTACTTTTGTCTGGGTGTGCTACTGAGCCTGACACAAGGATCTGTGCTGAATACGATTCGTACACGGTTGTAAGGGAAAGGTGCATACCTATGTACGGTTCTTTGATTTGTGTAGAAGAGGAAGTAACAGAGGTGTTTTGTAAACGATATTTTGAAGAGGAAAATTAATGGACGCATATCAACAATACATTCACAAGTCACGGTACGCTCGTTACCTGCCAGAGGAACAGCGACGGGAGACTTGGGAAGAAACAATAGACAGATACCTAAACTTCTGGGTTGAGAAAGGTAAACTTACTCTAGAAGACGCCAATGGCATATTTGCAGACATCCACGACATGAGCGTAATGCCTTCTATGAGAGCACTTATGACTGCAGGGGAAGCGCTAGACCGTGACAATGTCGCTGGGTTCAACTGCTCCTACATGCCCGTCGACCACCCCAAAGCGTTTGACGAGATGATGTACGTCCTGATGTGCGGTACAGGCGTAGGCTTCAGTGTTGAACGTCAATATGTATCAAAGCTACCTGAAGTAGCGGAGGAATTTCATGACACCGATACCGTTATACACGTCGCCGACTCTAAAATTGGCTGGGCTAAAGCCTACAGAGAACTTATTAGCTTGCTCTATTCGGGTCAACTTCCAAAGTGGGACGTATCTGGAGTACGACCTGCAGGGGCCGCACTTAAAACCTTCGGTGGTAGAGCAAGTGGTCCAGAACCTCTTGTTGATCTGTTTAAGTTCACCGTTGAGGTCTTTCGGGAAGCTACTGGACGAAAACTTAGCTCCATTGAGTGCCATGATATCTGCTGTAAGATTGCACAAATCGTCGTCGTCC